TACCGCCGACTTGTACCAGCAGTCGCATCCAGGTGTCAGCCACCGGGATCACAGCGGCGGGAAACGAGGCGGCAGAGCAAGCTGGAGTCGTACCATCACCCACCAAGGCGAACGTCTTGAGCGTCTATCCGCCGTTCATGTGGATGCATAGAACATCCGTCGTGCCGTTACCCGTTGCGGGGGTGTCCACGTCGGTAACGGACGGCAACTTGCCGTCCGTTGGGTCGTCATACAGGCCGAACTCGATGACGAGTTGGTCGGCCGTGTAGGTCACGATCTTGTAGCGAATCTCGGCACCAGGATGGCGGGCAGCGTCGAAGATGGGGATCGAGGAGTGGACGCCGATGTAGTCATTGGTTGTATTCTGCGTCACCCCTCGGATGTTGCCGCACTCCAAACTTCCCTGGGCGAATGCCGTAGAACCCGTATCGGTGTCAACGTCCCAGAATGTGGCGTCCATCGTGTCCGACAGGAAGTCATCCTCGATGTAAACGAAATCCTGCCGCGCAAAGGGGATCAGGAACCCGACCAATTCGGAATCCCAACCCCGACCCTTGCTCAACTGACGGATAGACTGGGGGGCGTGGAAGCGTCCTAGAACTGGCTTACCCATCGCCCTAGTACCTCTCCGTCCACCAGCGGATGTAGTCGATGTCAAATGTCTTTTGGGCGGTGCTCCTCGTGCCGAACAGGTACGAGGGTCGCATCAGAATAGCCGTATCCGGGCCAACCGACACCCTGGCGGACAGGCTAAGGTTGTTGTCCACTATCCCGAATGCCTTGTTCGCAAACGCTTGGAGTAGATGAGTCGTGTACGTAGCTGCTGTCGGCATGAACGTACCGATTTCAGCGTAGGCCCCTGTCGTGTCAGTCGTCCCGAAGGCTGCCACCGCCAGAGTCTTGAGAGTCGCGTCCGTGTTCACCTGAAGAACCGCACAGTCAGTGACTCCGTTAGCCGCTGCCGGTAGATCAACATCGGCAACCGCCAGAATGCCCTCATCGCTCTTGGCGTCCGAGATGGCGATCTCGTAATACCAGGACGAAATCACGTCGCTCTTAAAGCGGATTTCAGTGCCAGGATTACGGGCCGCATCCATGAAGACGCCACAACCTGCCCAGTAGATTGCGACACAGGCATCGTCATCGGTGCCAGTGTCGCCACGGATGGTTCCACTCTCCAGCGCCCCCTGAGCGAAGTCAGTGATTGCGGTACTTCCTGTATGCGCTACCGCCTAGTACGCCGCGTTGAGGGTATCCGCCGTGAAGTCGTCCTCGAAGTACACAAAGTCCTGGCGGGCGAACGGGAGTAGGAAACCAGTCAGTTCCGAGTTCCAACCCCGTCCTCTCGTCAGTTGCCGCAACGATTGCGGTGCGCCGAACATGCCATTTACAGGCTTACCCACTTGTTACCTCCTGCGGCTCTTGCTGCGCCGAGCCGGTAGCGGAGGGGCATTCCCCTCTCTGTTGATGGCGGTACTTCTCCAACCCGTTCGCAAAGGGTTCGCCACAGTCGCAGATCACCAGTCTCTTGGGTGCTGGCCCAGGGGTCTTGTCACGGACCTCGGCCTCCACCTCTATTGCCTTCACCTTCTTGCGAATGGCGAGCACGGCCCCACGATCTCGTGGGCGCTCATGGGCAAACGGTAGGAGGTCGCGGGCCTGCACCAGTGTCATGCGGTGTGTGATCATGGCGTGGGTCAGGAGTTCGTCCTCTGAGTTGTGAGGGTTGCTTTTGCCAGGACATGCGGCGCACCAATAGGGTTCCGGCACGTCGTACTCTTCGAGTTGGGGAAAGACACTCTTGGGCAGACCGTAGGGCGGCTCGATGTGCCAGTGGTGAGCGACGATCTGCTCGATGGGGAAGAGGTGCGCGCCGTCGTTCTTGAAGAGCCAGTAGTAACGGTAGGATGTGCCCAGACGATCAGCGACTAACTCTATGGTGAACGGCACATTTGTCCTTGGGTTTATCCTATCGGTGTAACTGTACTTTTCGAGGGGTGTGCGCCCCTTCTTCTGCCACCGTTCCGCCTGCGCTGTCTCCAGCCCAGGGCCGACGATGATCCACCCGCCCTCTCTCACATTCTTCTTCCAGTAGATCGGGTTGATGTTCCTGTTTGTAGCCGTCGTCGGACGCTTGTTCATCCACTCGGCGGGCACAGGTGCAGGAGTGGGCTTCTCTACTGTCGAAACCACGGGAAATCCCTCGCTCTCATTGGTCGGACACCCGGCCTGCCTTCTTTGAACAGGTCTAGGGCTACGTCCGTTCTTACCTCTTGAATCTGCTCGCGTACCCAGAAGGTGCCCCAGATGTCGTAGGCTTCCTTCCCGTTGTCCGTAGAATCCGCGAGCATACTTCGAGCCCTGGGCCGCGTGTCGCCGCGATCCCCTACCTGAATATCAGGCGGGCGAACCTCCAAATGGCGACGCGGCCCAGACAACTCGATGTCTCCGGCGAAACGCGCTCCCCGTAACTTCTCTTCCTCTCGGATGAACTGCTGCGTTGCCCGATAGAGATACCGTTTGCGCTTCTCCTTGGGCATGTCAGCGTCCACGGGGATCGTCGCCTTGATCCTCACCCTCTGCCATCCCAAGGCGGGCACCGAACGGACTAGCGGCCCGCCTGGGGTGGGGATCGCAATCGACGGCGCGTTCCTCCGAGCTACAATCAGTTCAGACACACAGGGCCTCAGCGACAGCCATCGCCGCCCTCTTCGTCTTCCTCGTGGCCACAGTGCGACTGCCAGCCCTCACCTCGAATCGGTGCTCGGTTGGTGCGCCACTGTCGTTGGGTGCGCCAGCGAAGTGGTAGACGAAGACCTTGCCGATGTCGCATTCGCCGACTTCGATGTTCTCGATGGTCTTGCTCATCTAGGTCCCCTATACGGTCTTCAGCCAGACGCCCCAGTTGTCATCCAGGGCTTCTGCGCCGCCCTGGGCGGCACTCGTGTACCGTTCCTGCACGATCTGGCGCTCGGCCACCGTGTAGAGTTCCCATCCCACGATCATGTCGGACAGGTCGCCGATGATACGGTCGCGCTCGATGGTGGGCGACTTCTGGCGAATCAGGATGTACTGTTGCCGCTGGTGAACGCCGCAGTCGTGCTGGCCGGTGGCGGGAATCTCTAGGTACTGGGACTCGATGATCTTGAAGCCCAGGAACATACCGAGTGTGGCGTCATCCAGGGCATTCAGGTTGGTGCGCGTGAAGTCGGCGCTGATGGGAGTACCGAGCTTCCTGATGGCCGAGATGGCCTCTGAGGACAACCATGCAAAGCGGTCGTTCTTCGGAGCCAACCCGATCTGCATCTTCTGCCAGACGCTCTCCCAGTCATCCATCGTCAGTTCCAGACCGAATGTGCCTACTGAGTCCGAGAGGCTATCCGGCATTCCGGCGCAGTCGGCCTCGATCTGCCCCTGGAGGGCGTAGCCGATCTGGCCGCCCATGAGACTCACGTAGTCGTAGTCCATCTGAACCTGAGTGATGGACTGGGTGTAGACCGCCGTGTAGTAGTAACTGGAAACGGTGATGTCTTGGTTGGTCGGCGTCTGAGCGTCTCCCACGATTGCCGTGGCGTCCGACTTAGCCGTAACGGCCAGGTTGAGGACGTGGGGGATGTGCAGTGCGGCACCCGACCGCATGTCGTCCTCGTACTGAGTGTCCATGGTGCCCGCAAGAACCTGCTCCCTGCGGCACGCAAGTTGAGCCTCCTTCGAGTAGTGTTCCTTGATGAACACAGCCGCGATGGTAGGCGTGACTTCAACTGTGAGAATGCCTGCCATGTAGTTCTCCTATCCTTTGGCGACGCGCTGCCCGTGCTCCGCGTACATGGCGCGTCGTTCACTGTCTGGTACTTTTGCTTGTTCGGCCATTGGGAGGGCGTTGAACGCCTCCCAGGTCAGGCCCGTGGAGGCCGGACCACTCGGCAGCCTCGGCGCTGTTCCGCCGTCCTGGCCGCCGCGCAGCGCGCCTGCCAACTTTTGCTCGGCCTGGGTCTCCTTCCGACCCTGCTCCAGACCACGTTGGTATTCCTGACGACCCTTTACGTCCAGAGTGACATCAAGGTATTCATTGATCCAAGTCTTCGTATCGACGCCGTTCACTGCTTCGAGACGGTCTCCAGCAGTCTCTATGCACTCATCAAAGAACGGTAGGCGTTCAAACGCTTTGAACAGATCAGCCTTAACCTCGCGGTCGCGTGCTAACTCTGCTTTCTCTCTCAAAGTGCGAGCATGTCCAATCAGCGTCGTGGGGTCTGACCCATCTGGCGAGGACAGCGCCTTTTGTGCCTCATCGCGCTGCCTGACAGCATCGGTGTACTGATCCTGATCGGTCTGCCGGAGTTTTATCTCGTTCAGCGTCTCTCTTCGACCTGACTGACGGCCACGCCCTCGTTCTTCCTTGACACGATCTATGACCTTCCATGTGTCATCAGGAATAGCGTTGGCGACAGTGGCCGCAAGTTCGGGCTGTTTCAAGGCTTCCTTGAGTCCCTCTAGAGTCAGAAATTGCCCGGCACCCTTCTCGTCAGTCACACTGGTCGTACCACTCTCGGACTGCGGCGGAACCGCCTCAACCGTGGTGCTAGCACCAGTTTGAGTTACGGGTTCCGTCGGAGCGGCGGCATCGACTACTGCGACCGGGGTTTCCGTCGCGTCTGGCACAATAGCCTCCTATTGTTGATGGCGGGGGCCGGGAAGCGTGTGCAGGCCATCGGCCCCCGCACAAAAAGAGAGAAACGCATGCCCGCTTGCACACGCTTCTCTATCTGCCCTAATTATAGACGCGCTTACGCGCTTGTCAACCTACGTATCCTCCACCCTTAACGATACCGCCGCCCACGCCGCCCGTAGGCGACGGGGGCTTTCCGGGCACACCGCCAGACATTATTGGCGGTGGAGGCGGGGGCGGGGTAGTCTTCACTTTCTTCAGTCGCTTCTTCCGCTGTTCGGGTGTTTCAGAGCTGAATCCACCCGCGTAACCACTGGCAAACTCGGTGCCAGCAGCGGCAAGTCCCCGCCCCATCACCCGCAGTCTTTTCTGTTCCGGCGTCTCGAACTCATTGGCCCCTATCCTGCCCGCCAACGATGGGTAGTTCGCACCTACCGCTTGCTGGCGGGCTTCAGCCTCAGCGGGCGTCTGCCCACCCACCGGGCCTGGTGCCCGCAGCATAGCCTCGGCCATCGAGCGGGTAGCGACCATCTCGGCAGCAGCAGGATATTCCATGAGGCCGATGCTCTTGTAGTAGTCGATCATGTCCTGCACATTGTAACGCGTGTCTACTGCTGTGACCCCCATCGCCTGCATTCCAGCGGCGTATGCCCCGTAGACGCCGTAGGCCGATCCAGGGGCACCAGTATTCGTGGACATCGTTGGCCTGACGAGGTGACCGTAAGGCCCCAACGCCGCACCCATCCTATAGAACAGACCGATGCGACCAGGAGCGATCTTCAAGCCGGCGAGGCCAGGCTGCGTGGGCACTTCGGTTGACACGCCGAGGCGTTCTAGGTCCCGCTGCAATTCGTATCGCGTACCCCCACCAAACAGTCCAGAGTACTGGCTCTTCAGGAAGTCGTTAGGAGCTAGGTATGTCCCCTGCGCTCTAGCCTGTGCTTTGGCTGCGAGGTACTCATTGTTCATCATCGTCGGGTTGAGTTTGTCGAGCCCAGGCTTGATCGCCTCCGGGATCTCATTCCAGAGTGTGGTCATCTGGAGCACGGGGTCAGTCTTCAGGTCAATCATGGCCTTCTGGCCAGGGGTCGTCTTCGCGGGGTCGTACCCCAGTTGCTTCGCCGTCCAGATAGCATCGGGGTCTTTCCCGAAGGTCTGTTCCGCCGCCTTGTACTGGTTCACCGTCATGCCCAGTTCGGTCATGGTCTTGTAACCAGGGATGTCCATTTCGTTGCGAACCATCACGTCCAGGTCTTGCGTCGTGAGGCCCTGACTCTTCAGGAAGTCCTCCATGTCCTTCATCTGGGCGTCAAACCACTGCTTGGGCTTCTGCCCCGCAGCCGCAGCCTGACGCAAGTCGTCTTCCGTCAGTCCAGCGGTGATAGCGGCCTGGAGATCGGCATCGGTCCACCCCTCGGCTCCAGGGATGGTGGGTATGAGCGCCTGGTAGTCCGCCAGCGTCTTCGCGCCCTGCACCTGCCGCCAGTAAGCCACGCACTCGTCAGCCGAGCCGCAGCCAGCGTCCTTTGCAGCCTTGTAGATGTCGAGAGGGAGACCGTAGATTTCGCCGAGAACGGCGGCCTCGTTTTGCTCTTCGGGGGTGAGGACGCGGGTGCTGGTAGATGGCACATACCCGCCACCACCAGGGGCACCAGCAGCAGCACCGACCGTTGCGGTGCCGCCATAGATCGCCACGGCCTCTTGAGCCGTAAGTCCCTCATGCCAGCCCTGGGGCCGCTCCGCATTGGCGACAGCCAGCATGGTGGCACTCGCGGGGTCGCTTTGCCACAGGTCAGCAGGAGCTGACTTCACAGCATCCTGGTAGCGAGGCAACATATAGAGGGCAGCCGCGTTCGGGTCGGCAGCGGCCTCGGGGGCTATGTTTGTGAAGTGGATCGGATGAATCTGCCACGGGCCAACCTCACCAGCAGCGCCTACCTGTTGGCCACCAGGGGTAGTCTCCCAGGGGCCAGTCGTGCCGCCTTCGTGGCTCGCGCCAGCCCACATTGCTGCCTGCACCTGGGGATCGCCAGTGACAGCGAGGATAGCTTGACCAACGGCAGTTTGTTCCGCGCCAGCAGGCAACCCCATCGCAGTCTGAGGCCCCGGGGCCGCACCCGCCTGCGCCGTTGGCGCAGCGCCGACGATGGCACGGAGTCTGTCGATCTCGGCAGAACTCCACGGTGCTCCCGCTACGGCTGGCGGTGGAATCTTCACCTTTCCACCGACGAATTGACTATAGAGGTTGAGCGCCTGCTGGAATGTGATACCGAGTGGCTCCATGTAGGCCATCGCCATCGCGGCCTTCTCATCGGTCAGGGTGATGCCGTCCTGCTCCTTCTGGTATTGGTTCCACTGGTCGAGCTGGGCAGCTTCGATGGGATGGGCCTTGCGCCAGGCGGCAGCATCCTCCGTGGCTCCTACGGGTGGTCCAAGTATGTCACCGAGTGGATCAGGCATCACGCCCTCCTTGACAACCGTGGTATCCTAGAGTTCGGTGGCGATGAACGTACCAAGGTGGCTTCTGGCCTGCCTCGTCTTTGGGTCTCTGATCGGTCTGGCCCTTCTGGTATCTCAATGCGTCTCCCCCGATCCCGAGGGCGATCCTCCCTACCAACGCTGGGGTCTACGGCCCGAGCAGCCGACAGACATCATGTTCGTGGCTATCGCACCAGGAACCGAGACCGTCCACAACACGACCATCATTGAACTTGAACAGCCCCGTGGACGCGGGCCTGATCTCCCGGCCAGTGGCGGTCTTGAAGAGGTCCATCGCCTTCTCAGAGCGTGCCGTAGTGACGCCATTGGTGCCCCATCTCAGGAGGCGAGCGTCTAGGTCTGGGTGGTTTATCCGCGCCTGAATGCGGGCCGCAGTCATCGCGTCCAGTACGTCCCCCCATCCACGATCACGCATCGTCCGCTCCACCTGTGTCGCGGTGGGTTCAATCCCAGATTCTTGAAGCGCATCCGCTACGGCATCCAGCACTTCGCTGTACTTCTTGTCAGCCGAGGGCAGACCCCGCGTCGCTGCCTCCTGCTGCCAGATCAGGTCGTTGATCTCGTTCCAACGCGCCTGTGTATTGAGAAGTCGGTCCTCCAGGTAGACCTTCTCTACCCGATCCCCCGACGCGGCCAACGCGGTTAGTAGGGCCTGTTGGCCTTTCTCACCCAACTCGTCCAATACCGCCTGCTCCGCCGCATCCCAGTCCTCGCCTTGAAGGAGTCCAGTCGGGGATGCCGTTCGGCGAGCATCTAGAGTGCGGTAGTAGGTGTCGAGAGCTTTTTCCTCATCGGTCTTCGGCTGGTAGTCTTGGGTCGGGATTTCCGACCGCCTCGCCGCTATCTCCTGAACTATGTCACCGCGCATTGCCCCATACTGACTACCCGTTATCTCGCCGTTCTCCAGCTTGACACCCAAAGCGCCTATGCGCTTGGCGCGTTCCTCCGAGAGAGCCAGAGCCTGTTCGATCGGCGTGCCTTCAGGCAGATCGGCTGATGTAGCGAACTGTTCTGGATGTTTCTTCCGCCAGTCCAGTTTTTCCTGCCGCGTGAATTCGTCATAGGGTTTCCCCACTTCCTCGGTGGCTGTCCTGTTACGGAGTTCGCTGAGACGTTCGGCACTCACATTCAGACCTGTAGCCTGGATGGCGGCACCCGTCAGGCCAATGCGCTGCTTTTCGCTCCAGAACCCCGCAGCGGGGATGGGGCTGACCTGTTCTGCAAGGAACAGGCCAATGTCCCGCCAGTCTTCAAGTGGTTGACCGCCAAACGAGGACTTCCCAGCGACCACCTGGCCAGCAATGGATGGGACTTGCCCCAGACGAGTGATCACCGCCGTTTGGGGTGAGAGCGCCATCCGCATCGGTGTGTCGGCCTGCCCCAACAAATCCAGGTATTGAAGTCGCCCGTCTGGTCCCCGCCAGGGGAGTTGGGGGCGCAAGAACCGCACGTTGTAATCAACCCCTGTGGGCGACTCCTTGTTCCTCACAAACGGGATGTAGGCTTCGGGTGGGAGCAGTTTCCCCGTCGTCATAAGGCTGATCATGTTCGAGAGGGCAATGGTGTTCACCAGAATGCTCGTAAGAAATGCCTTCTGGCGAAACGGCATCCTGATCCAACTCTCCTGCTCAGCCATCGAGAAAAGTCCGGTGCGCACCACGTCTCTCGTCGTCGGGTTACGGAGTACGCTCTGCCATGCTGGAAGGGAGGAAAAACGTTCGTTCATGTCTAGGGCAACTTTGGCGGCGGCTTCATCCAGCGTCATTCCCTGACGTTGATAACGCAATACAAGTTTCTCGCCGATGTCCAGCATGTACTCACGGTGAGCGTTGACAAAGGTGCCCGATCCGAATGCTTTGAGGGCACGGCCAACGAAAGGCGTACGGTAGACGAAGAACTCCTTTGCCATCGCCTCGTATTCCTTGCCCATAAAGGAGAGTCCAGCCTGGGCGTTGAGTCCATGCTTTAGCAGCGCACGCCTGGCGATTGCCCCTGGCGCGGAACTTGTCATCTCCCACTCCAACCACTTCGCGTTCGCGCCAGGGAAGAAGCCGCGATAGAATGCCCTGGGGATCGTTGCCACCATGCCTAGATCGCCGAATCTGGTGGCACTTCCAAGCGCCCTCATGCTGTAGTCGATGTGCTGGAAGAGTCCACCGAAGGTCTTGGCGAACTTCAGACCAGCCACGGTCTGACGCAGGACATTCAAAGGGATGTTAGTCGTGAAGGCGGAACGGCCGAAGTTGTCCTCGATGGCACTAGCGAGTTCCTCCGGCACGACCCACGGTTCCGTGAAAATCCCTGGTTTCCCCGAAATGGGTCTCGGATTGAAGGAGACCACCTCCCTCGGGGTACGCCAACCCATCAATCCCTCAGGGCGCAAAAGGGCCTCTGATCGACGGACGGCCAGCCCTACGCGCTTCATCTGGCTGGTGAGGACAAACTGTTGGCGGTAGAGTGCGCCTTGGTACAGTCTTCGGTTGACCACGGAGATAGGGTCGCCGCTGTAGAGGGCAAGATCGGGACGGTCTTCGAGTATTTGCCCGAGGGTTCCTTCGAGTCGCCGCGCCCGCGTAAATCCTGGCTTGGCTCCTATGGGGCGACCCTGAAAGACCCGAATGCCCTTGGGCGGTTTAGCAAACTCATGCGGGAAGTAGAACTCGCGTAGGCTAAAGTCTGGCACATCACGTCTGAGGAGTGCCGTTTCTTTGTCGAGTAGAGTTCGCAGTCCTCGGGCGAGGGTCGCCTCCTCGCCAGTAAGACCGACAGCAGCGATGGCCTCGTCAACGGAGCCAGGGTAATCCAAGACATCCATGATGGCGGGAACATCCCGTGTTGGTTTGTCTGAGAACTTCAGGCCAGCGGCGGCAGCCTGGGCGCGTAGTTGGCCGATGGCCACGTCAGCCTCAGACAACTCCTCTCCCACCTGTCCTTCATACCTACGGATCAGTGTCCTCTGCGCCTTCTCTGACTTTGGTGCTCCCAGGAAGTAGTCAAGAGTTCGAGAACTATCATCGAGTGGCGCGAATGGTGGCGGCCCCTCGGTGGGTGGTGGCGGTTCGACCGGTGGCCGGACTGGCGGCACTTCGCCCGCTGCGGCTCTTTCGGGTGCCAGACCCTCCCGCCCCAACGCCTGCGCGGCCTCCTCGCCAGCCTCGCCACCCGCCTTGCCTGCTAAGCCCGCTTCACCTCGAACGACGGCTTCACCCATCGCCCGTGCAAACTCGCTCTCGCCTAGGCGTTCGGCCACTATCCGCGCAATCTTGGGCGAGGATCGCGCAACGGCGCGGGCCGCTTCCAGCGTGGTGCCAGGGGCCATAGCAAGGTTCACGGGGTCAAGTACCCAGGAAACGCCCTCTGCCTGTTCGTCCTCCGACAGTACACCCCACGGGCCGCCGCCCGCGATGACGCCCGCGACCTTCGAGGGCACCCCCACCTTCTCCAGCGCCTCGCGGGTGTAGTGCGTGGGGTTGTGCTCGATTATGGGTTGCCAGATGTTCTCCTTGAGCCATTGACGCGGTACGTCGGCCAGCTTCATAACCGCGCCCAGCCCCTCAAGCGGGTTGGGAGCTGGCGGTGGTGATACCGCCTTCGTGAGCGGTGGCACCTGCCTCTCGTGCGGCTGGCCATAGCCACGAGCCTGCGCCTCACCCAGTCCCACCCCGCCCGCCGCCTGTTCGGCAGTCTGTGCCCGCTCCGTAACGGCCTCGCGGGTGCGCGCACCGAGTTGCTGCACCGTTTCCCCAGCCTCGATGAGCGGGGCGAGGCGGGCCTGGGCAGTGGCGACGGTGGCGGCGGCGTTCGACGGGGTAGGGCGCTCGATACCCGCGCCAGCTCGGCCCAACACCGTCTGCGCCTGCGTCAGATACTCGCGGGTGCCGGGTGCCGCCGCCGGAGTCACGGCCGGAGCCGCTGGCGGCGCACCCGTCATCGGGGGGAGGGCGGGCATGGGAGGCGGCAGGCCGGTGGGCGAGGGAGGTAGAGTCGGAACCGCACCGGCCTGCACGCCAGGTTGGAGTTCAGCCTCGATGGTCTTGAAGTGCTGAAGGGCCTTCTTGCGGGCGGCCTCCTCGGCCTCCTTCCGCATCTCGTCTTCGAGACTGACGGCCACGATCACGTCGGGAGTCGCCATCAGGCTTCCTTCGTCAGTTGCGCGATCCGCTGCATCATCCGAGCAGCCCGTTCTGGATCACGCTGCGCCAGGTCGGGCATCGATCCCCGCATGGCGGCGAGGTACTGGAGTTCGTCGTCCTTCTTCATCGGCACAGTACCCACGGGGTAGCCGTCAACGGAGAGGGCGTCAGCCCAGAGTTTGGCGCGTTCGACCTGCCGCTTGAGGGCTTCCTTGATGATGAGGTTCTGGTACTTCGCGCTGCTTCTCACAGGACTCGCTCCCCTGCGGGTGTCGGGGGTGCCTCAGCCGTGGTATGAACCGGCGTCGCAGCGCGTTGCGGCGTCGCAACTGCGATCCCTGCCGCCTGGAAGGCCATGATCTTGTACTGTTCGATCTGCTCCGGCGTGGCAGGCGGCAACCCGAGTTCTTCCCTGAGCTTGAAGATGCCTGCCTGGACCGCTTGGTCGAGCGTGATGGGCCTCATCATCTTGTCGAGGGTCTCCAGGTCGATCTGGCGGTCTTCCGCGATGGTATCGGCAACCCCGTAACCATCCTCCTGGAATCTCCGACGGCTGATGTCGCCCTCAATCTTCCCCCGTCTCAGAGACTCGCGGTTGGCGAGTTCGAGGGCGGTGTTCTTATACCCCATGTCCATGTCGATGTCGAAGTCTTCCTCGATGTCATCGGGACGAATGCGAATCTGCTCTCTCTGGGGTTCGCCGAACCGATCACTCACCACCGTCCAGATCAGCACGTCTTCCTTGAGGTAGTTCTTGACGCACCACGCTACCTCTCGGGCAATCTCCTTCAGGGCCTTCTTCTGCCCGTTCAGGACCGGCTCGATGCCGTGCTCGGCCTTCTCGCCTCTCAGGGCCAATCCCCAGGCTGGTTCTCTCTCGCCTGCGCTACCGCCCGTGAGAACCTCGGACGGGCCGTACCGTTGCAAGTCCTGGGTGATGATGGCCTCAAAGCGGTCCATGTCCGTAGCCACCCGCTGGTATCGCTCTTGGAGTTTCGTGCCTGGGGGAAGTTGGTACTCCGTCGGCTTGAACGGGTCGAGTTTGATAGTCATCGGCTGGCCAGTCTTGGGGTCGGTCCACATAACCCCCTCGGCCTCTGTCACCACGTCCATGAACGGGAGAGCGGCACAGGCGGCGGCGAACTTGCGGAGGGTGCCGAAGTAGGAACGGTCCTCGGCCACCTTGAGTGAACCTTCGATGAGGGGAACGTACTTGTCGCCAAAGGCGATCTCGTTCCGCACGACGCCTGGGGCGAGGATATAACGCACTGCGCCGAAAGGATTAGGGTACTGGCCGACGAGTTGATACTTGGTGTTCTTATCCCGCGAACCTGGGTCTTGGATGAGGTGGTAGATGGTGTCGCGGGTGCAGAGTTCGGCGAAATCGACGTACTTGAGTTTCGGGTCCATCTGAAAGTCGGGTGGGACAGCAGCGCCCAGTTGGCACAATCTCCCGTCCCGTACCCCCCACCCGTATGTCGCTAGGACGGCGTTCACAGGGCGCTTCGACTTCTCAACGACGTAGGCCACGCCATCCGCATCCTCGAACACGGCGCAGGCCATGATACTTACGGCCTCAAGGACAAACGGCGTGGGTTTCCGCAGTTTGTACTCGTCTACCCCCTTCGCCCATGCCTTAGTATCTTGCCCTTCCCCTTGGGCGGGCTTATCGGCCCACGCCCTGTACTCCTTCGTTCCCTCAACCTCCACACTCTCAGTACGGAGGCCGAGGCGGTACATCCCCGCGCCCTTGGTTATCTGATCGGAGCCGGTCAACTCATAGCACAGGTTCTCCCACCAGATGATCCGCTGCCGGTTCATAAAGTGCTCGAAACTCTGCGCCCCCTTCTGCCTCTCGCTCTCGATGGCACGGGAGAACATCGAGTAGACAGGGGCGGCGTGCCTCATCTCCTGCATCTGGACGTTGTAAGCGTGCTGTGCCTCGTATGAGTGATAGAACGGCACAAAGGCGTTCTTGTAGATGTCAGGGAGTGGGATCGTCTGCTGCTGGTTGCGGATTTCATCGAATCCCGTCCGAGAGGTGCGGAACTCCCTGAACTCCGTACTCTCGTAGATTTCATCGACCAGTTTCTTGACTTCACCTTCTGTGAGGCTCATACGGCTACTCTCTCCCTGCCCCAGATGACGCGCATGGGTTCGAAGACGTTGCCCAGGGCGACGGCGGCATACCCGCCCGCGTCCATGCAGTGGGCGTTCTCCTCCACCATGTCGTACCGCACGACATCGGAGCGCGTGACATTCTCCCTCCAGGACCAAGACTGGAACTCATCTATCGAGTGGGCGCACTCAGGGGTCACGAACATGCCCGGAATGCCCGCTTTTCGGTCCAGAAGCTCCCAAATGCGCCCAACACGCGCGTCGAGCGAGTTATCGGCCTTGTAGGCCGGAATCCCGTATCTCCGCATCATCTGGATGTCGGTTTTGCCCGAGGGGTCGCAGTAGAACGAGATCGCGGGGTATCTGGCCCGAATATCGGCGCAGGCGGTCAAAAAGTCGCTCTGGAGGCATTGGGCGCGGTAAAACTCGTGGCACCACCACAAATACCCGTTCGTGTCCTGTCCCACGACGATGATCACGGTCGGGGCCTGCCTGCCGAAGTCCACACCAGCCACCACGCGCACAAAACCGACATCATCGGACTTCAAACGGACGTGGACGTTCGGATCGAAGGATTCGTAGATTGTCCCGCCCACGTCGATGTACTCGCCGTAGTATTCCTGGCGGGCGAGCTTGGAAACCTCGGCCCGACGTTTGGCCTCGACTAGAACCTCTTTGGGAAGCGCGGGATTGTTCTCGATGTGCAGTGAGAAGACGGGGTAGAGGGGGTCATCGACGACGATCCTCTTCACCCCCTTGAAAAGCATCTCCTGGGCCTTCTCGTACTGTTTCCCGAAGAGGGAATACGTCCAGTGCTTCTTGTTGGCCCTCGGAGTGAAGGTAAAGATACCCTGGAGTGGGCCGCTGTTATCCCTCATCCTGAAACGGGCGATCTCCATTGCCCTTTCGGGCATTCCGCCCGCCTCATCGAAGTGAAACCCGCCCCAGTTGCCCCCGTAGAAGCTCTCGGGCTCCTCAGTGGACCGAAACCATAAATGAGAGACGGCATCGGGTGCCTTCGTGGGGTGCCACTTGACGGTCTTGAGGGTGATCTTCTTGTCCGTGCGGTGGAAGACCTTCCCTTCGGCCGTGAACTCGACTACTTCCCGTGGGATCAACTTCTCATAGGCTGGGAGAGTGGCTGTGAGGAGGTGGTTGTGCCAGGTTGGGGCCGCGACGACGTAATCCCGTGGATGAAGGAGTGCGGCCGTGATGATTTTGGCCGCGCCGGAGAGTGATTTGCCGATGCCAGCTGGTCCTGCGTAGGCGGGATACAGCTTGTCACAGGCCCAGAAGTCTTCCTGGGCTGTACCGGGGAACGGCTCGTAGTCTACGTAAACGTCCAAGAGGCGCGTGCAAGCGCACACGCCTCCAGTGAGAAGACTACAGCGAGAAGTCTAGGTTGTCAACTTACCCTCGGCCTCCGAACCTAACTCAGCCAACCGCCAAGCCGGTAGGCGCTTGGCCTCATCGGGGTCTAAACCAAACGCCGCAGCGAACTCCTCCTTTGTCATCGAGGGAACGCCTACCCCAAAGTCCTCTGTGGTGAAAGCGTGGAGTTCTTCGGATGGTCGCCGCGCGAATATCAGGTAGTCATCACCCCGCAATATCTGAATGGCATGACGCAACCGTCGCAGGATCATCACTTCCCCCTCATCGGACAATACTTGTTATGCTTCCCCTTCGCCTTCTCGCCAGGACCGCAGGTGCAGACATCAACCCGCGTGGTCTCACCCGCCTCGTGCGCCGCGATGAACCGTTCATGGCGCGCCGTCGGGTCGAATGGGGGACTGACAGTAACCTGCAAGCCCGTGTCAGGCTTCTCCTGCGTTGTACTTGTTGCAGATTGTGACATTTTGTTGCGCGGCGTTGCAGGCGGTTCCTGTTTGAAGTGCTCTAGTGCTCCCGCGCGGTACAGAACGTGCGCCGAGAGACTGCGCCCCTGAGCCTTGGCCTCCGCCTGAAGCCGCTCCCACATCCAGTCAGATACCCGCACTGCTATGGTCTTCATTCTGTAACCTCCTGATACAGAACGATACAGGATGTTGCAGAATATGTCAAGCCGTTTGCTGTTTCCTTGGCGCACGATGGGGGAGA